GTTTAATATCTTTTGAAAAGATTGCATTTCACCAATTGTCATTGTGGCAACACCAGATACATCTTTATAACTTGCGTCATCAAAGAAGACACTTGGACTTCTTCTTAGTTTAGATACATTAGCACCAAACTTGGCACTTAACTTATCAAAAGTTTTACCTTTATAAGTTGTATGAAATATAATACCTAATTTACTTGAATTAATTTTACGACCTAAACCAGACGCTTCTGGTACCATATAAACAATAGTATTAGGTTGAAAGGATAACATCTGTTCAGATTTACCACTTGATGATTTGTAAGTTGTTTTCTTTACTGTACCTTGTCTATACAATAAGTCACCTTGTAATATCTCTTTGAGACCTAGTGTAGAAAGGTATCTTAAACAATCTTGTAAAATATTTGCAACTTCACCTGTGTGATTGTTTTTAATATCTTGTACTGTATAATTTATTTTAGGTGTTTTGTTGAATACTGATTTTGTACCTACAAAGAATTTGCCATTTTCAGGACTAGGTCCACAAACTATTGCTGGCGCACCGTCCCATTTGACAGTTACATTTACACCTTTAGTTGAGTTACCTGATAATAAGTCTGCTGTTGCTTTTAGGAAGTTGATTGCATTGTCGCCACCTTCTGAACCATTATTAATGATATCATCTTCTAAATGTTCTAGGTGTGTGTTTTTATCTTCTACTAATAAATCGTTATACATCTGTTCTTACCGTTGGGTCAACATCTACTTGTGGTTCTAAATCTAAAAAATCAATTAGATTATTAAAACCTTTTGAAATATATTCCATTATCTTTTTGAATAAGTTAACTATAAAGTCTTTTACTTTTCCATAGATATCTTTGAGTTTATCTAATACACCTTCGTGTAATAATTGTCCCTCAATAGGTCTCATTTCTTCTTCCAGTTTGTCAACTATTAACCCTACGGCAGACCAATACTTGTATTTGCCTGTCTTTTTACCACCAACTTTTTGTGATGATGATTTAAACCTTACTGACACTTTCATTTGGTCAGCAATTTTCTGTACATATGCTTTATCACTTACTTTTTTTAAATGTGCTTTCTTACCATCAAATGATACTGTAAGAAAATGAGTACAACTACCTGGAGATTTTTTACCAAACTTGGTATCACCAGACATTGCTTCATAAGCAAAAGCATTTGAAAAGACTTTGTTCTTTGCAAAGATAGCTTTGAGTTCACCCATTAATTCTTTATGAGCAGCGTTTGCTTTCATAACTGCCTTATCTTTACCTTTTTTAATTTCTTTTCCCAATTCACTACCTGCAACTGAAGCAGGTGCCAATCCTTCAAACATATCTGTTAATTTGTTAACAACTTTTTTCTGCATACCTTCTACACTCTTTAATGCTGTATAGAAAGTTGCAATACTCTCATTACGACCACCACTCATTAACTGAGCAGCACTACCTGATTTAAGGGAGATTTTATTATTTCCTATTGTGAAGTCTGTTTTAGGTGTTTTAGTAGAACCTGGTACTGACCCACCCGGCCAATAACTAGTCCACTCTGGTGTTACATTAATAGTATCTGCACCAAGGACTTGTCCTTTACCTCTAATACCTTTTGCTTTGAGAAATTTAGCGACATTCTTACCTGCGCCTGTAGGTATACCAAACTTAGATTTAGGTTCTTTCTGATTGTTGACAGCTGCAATAATCAGTTCTTCCATTTCTTCACCACGACTTCGTGCTTCAGATAAGTTTGAGTATGTATTAAAACTTAACATTTTATCAATGCCTCCATAATAGTTATGTTACTATTTAGTCGTAGAAAAACTTAGGAAGACCACCATTTACTTTCCATGGTTGATTTTCATTGTGAAAGTCTGCTAGATGTTTGGCGTCTTTGCGAAAGGCAAAGGTTTGTATTCTGCCTCTTTCACCTATTCTATTTGTTTGCCATACTTCAAATACTATCTTGCTACCTTTCCTCTTAGATTTAACTTCTAAGTGATAACTAGTATTGGAAGTCTTGGAACTTCTTGTATTTTTGTTCCGGTGTTTCTTCCTTCGTAGGGTTGTGTTGGACATATTTCTCCTGTTGCTCTGGTTGTATTAGATTTTGTGCTGATTGTTCTATATCAAACAATTTCATTCTACTTCTATCAACGCCAATAATAAACTTTCTATTCATTGTTGGATCGTTATATCTGTTCTTTAATTGTTTGACAAGCATTTGACCTGCCTTTTCTAATTCTTCACTACTAATCAATGCAAACATAAAGTCTGCTGTTGCTGGTAAACCAAAACTTTCAGAGGTATCTTCTAAACCTACATCTGTGGATACAAAACCAGTTCTTGTGGTTTGTGTTGCCGTTACAATTGGCACATTTAATTCTACTGCCAATCCTCTTAATTCTTCAGCGATTGCTTTAATGTAAGTATAACTGTTTACATTACTGCCTGCCTTAAATCTACTTGAAGCACAAATATTAATATAGTCTATGAATATAATATCTGGCTTAAAACTTTTCTTTAATGCTAATTCATTTACTAATGCACGATAATGATTAGCACCTGCACTAGCAGTTGGATATTCTTTGATGATAACTGTACCTGTTGTTTTGCCTTGTAGTTGTACAATCTTGTCGTTAAACATTTTTTTGTTTAACATATGTAAATCTTCCATAGACACATTCAATAAGTTAGCGTCTATTCTTTCAGCAATTCTTTCCTCTGCCATTTCCATTGTGATATACAATACATTCTTATTATCAGATAAGGCAGCGGCAGCTTGATGACACATGAATAAAGTTTTACCAACACCCGTACCTGCAAGAGCAACATTAAGTGTTTTATTTGGCAAACCACCTTTGGTAACTTTGTTAAAGAAATCTAAATCAAAAGGTATTCTGTTTTCTTTCTTATGGTAATAATCAAATCTTTTTTCTATATCAGACAAGTAATCATGCCCAACATTTTTATCAAACGACACAGAAAGAGCGTCTTTCATTATTTCAGGTATTGCTTCTGGTGTTTGATTTTTATTCTTACCGTCTAAGATATGAATACCTTCCATAACTGCGTTATGAATGGCACGGTCTTTACAAAACTTTTCTGTAGTATTTGTTAACCAATCAATGTCAATGTCTTCTTTATTAAGTGTAGAGATTAAATCTACAATAGATTGGTGTTCTTTTTCGTTTAAGTCTTTACGCTTACCAATATCTATTTGTAGTATTTCTTTTGTAGGTTGTTTGTTGTATTGTTCAACAAACTTTAATATTTGAGAAAAAACAATACGCTCATTACGGTCATCAAAGTATTCTGCTTTAAGAAAAGGTAATACCTTTCTTGTATATACTTCGTTATGTATTAGATTTTTGAGCGCTGTCCGTTCTATTCTCTCTGCTGTTACCATCTTTTTCTACCTCTATTGTTAATATGTCACCAATGACATTAATGAAATTCTTATCTGCCGTATCTACGCCACTTGGATTCTCTACAATGTTATACTCAAACTTTAATCTCAACTTATCGTTTTCTTCAATAGGTTGAACCTTGCCATAAGTATAAACAACATCTTTATACACACCATCAGTAATCCTAAAACCTGTAAGGTCACTTTTAGGATTTTCCATGTATGTATAATTAGGAGTTTCCATAACTATATTCTTTGTCTGCAGCTTCGTCTAATTGTTTCATTACTTCTTTAGTAAAATATTTTTCTGGATCAGCATATATGCTTTTCGCATATTGTTTAGTACCGTCTGGTAGTTCTATTCTTGTAGATACTTGTTTGAATATGCCATGTTTAACTGCTAAATCAACTAAACCATAGTGTTTATCTAAACCAGTATCGTATCTTAATCTTACATCAACCATCATGTTTTCTTTTGACAATCTGGACTTTTGAGTTTTACAATGTATGATATTACCAACTACATCTGTACCTTCTTTTTCTTTTTTCTTAGATAGATATACAATTGTACTAGCAGCATATTTTAAACCTGAACCGCCACCCATTTCTTTCATTGGCATATATGCACCAACTACATCATAGGTATGATTAGTAATAATCATAGGTACTTTTGTTCTACCTAGTTTTAATGTTAATACTCTAAACGCAGCTTTGAGTATTTGTGCTCTAGTCATATCTCTAGTTTCTTTACCCTCTGCTGTGTCTTCTACTTCTTTTGTTGTTGACAACATACCAAGACTATCTAAGACTAACAACAATGGTTGTCTTTTATCTTCATCTTGTTCGTTGTATTTTTCTAATACTGTTAATGCTTGATGTCTAAACTCTTGTACTGTAGTTACAGGCATAATTACCATACGCCCACTATCAATACCTCTATCTTCAATAAGTTTTTTTGTTAATGCACTTTCACTCTCAAAGTAAATTACACCTGCATTTTTATTATTCTGTAAAAATTCTTTTACCATACCTAGTACAAAGAAAGTTTTACCTGTTGCACTTTCACCTGCAATCGCCGTAATTTTATTACTTGGTAAACCACCATTGACACTACCTGATAGTAAGGCATTAAACATATACGAACCTGTGTCTATGAAACTATCTACATCACCGGCTTCAACACCGTCACTTACTACACTTGCATATTCATTACCAGTTTCTTTAATTATTTGTTTTAGAAAGTCCGCCATCTGTTTTCTCCTTTTGTTCGTTCTCTACTTTAATTAAATGGAATTTCAACTTCTCATATACTCCGCCTACTGTTACCATTTCTTCAGGTTTGATTGCACCTCTTTGAAGTGCTGCCTGTATTATCTTAACCATTGTAAGATAATCTTCATTTGTTATCATTTGTTGATTTGCTTTTTCCATAATTTCTTTCATTATATCATACTCCTTTCAAATAGTCAAGCTTTATCTTATAATTTGTATATTGGCGTCTTCGTGCCATATCTCTAAATCATTTCTTATATTATTGTTTTGTTTAAGTTTATTAAATCGTTTAGTAGCAAGTTTCTGCCACCATTTGATTGTATTCTCTAATGTAAACTTATCGTAGTGTATACCTTTTTTGAGTTCGTCCGTTTCTCTTTTGAGATATTGTGGTACATTTTCATACCCATAATCAGACATGTAAAATCTTTTTTGTTCAGTTAAGTCTCTAGTTTTATTTACAAACTTACTAAATTTTTCATATAGATTGGCGTCTTGTTGTTTCAAGGATTCCTTGATTATAGATACCATCTTTGTTTGTATTTTTAGTTTTCTACTGCTTGCGTCAGCGTCAACTAAAGGTTCTCCGTTTCTTTCTGTAAACCAGGCATTCATTTTCTTAAATGCTTCGCCATGTAATAATGGCAAGAAGTGACTATCTGTCAAACCTTTAAATCTTAGATAAGGTTTCATACCATCATACTGACTTGATGATTTACTACTACCATATAAACTTGTTGTTTCAAATAAACATATGTTAGTCTTATACTTCTTATTTAGTATATCTCTTACATGATGACTACAGCATATCGCCGCTAATAATTTACCACCAAGATAATTATAACCAAATGGTTGTGTAGGTACAATTACAAATCCCATAATGGCACTATTGTTAAATCTACCCATTTCATCCATGTCAGTAGTTTGTAAAGGTCTACCAAGATAAACATTTCGTGGTTTACTATTAATCACAGGACTACCAAGTCTAATAAAACCTACAATAGTATTTGTAGTTGTTTCTGTAACTAACAATCTAATTGACTTACCAGGTATACTTGACATGTTAGTATGACTAGATGTTTTGTTTAACATTCTATCAAATATTTGACCATTAGGTTCTGTAACACTAAATTTCATATCTTCAGGAGATATATCAAACTTGGCAAAAAATTCATCTTCGTCTGCCATGCCAGGTAATTGAAATGGAAAATTTTTAACTTGTTCTAATTTTTGTTCTTTAAGATATTGGTCTATTCTTTCATATTGACCAAAGTATTCTATAAAGTAATTCATTGCCCATGTAGCGTCTATATTATTTAATATCAAAAGAAATCCTCTAGGTTACTTGTTTCGCTTGCGTCAACTCGCCACTTAATTGCTTCAAGTATAAATCGTAATGGTTCCATAAATGATTTATTAAACTGTAAATCATAATCTATACTTTTGTGCATATCAAATTCTTTTGGCAAATCTGCAATGAAAGTAATTACATTTGCATTCCAGATATTCTTTCTTAGATGTACAAACTTACCTTTGTCACCATTATATATTCGTTGATACTTATGTGCCACTTTATTAGTTTTTAACAAGTGATTATATAACAATGCACCTTTGACATGCATTGGTGTACCTTTCTTGTATATAGATGTTGTGTCAGAATATTTTTCTATGTTATTAATACTACGAGGGAAACCAATCTGCTCTGGCGTCATGTGTTCAAAATCTCGTTTAAAGTTTATTACAAAGTCTTTCATTTGTGTTTCATTACCAGACATTAATATTTTAAAACTCTCTCTTAACTTCTCTCTAACAGGTAATGGCGTTGAAGTTTTTACTGCTTCAATGCCCATAATTTTAAGTTTAGGTTCAGGATATTGAACACCCTCAGAATTATGAACATTTAAAATATATCTTTTCTTGGCAGTCCAGATACCTCTATCAGCAATCGCCTCTCGTTTCATAACCATTTTGTTTTCTCTAACATTCATATAATCGCCAAGTTCTTTATATACTTTTGCAATATATGGTTCTAGTCTTTCACTACAAAATGTGTCTAATGCTTTTACAATTTTATCTTTATCAGTTGCACCTGTCATCTTAACAAGTGGTGCCATATTGATGTACACACTATCTGTATCAGACGCAATAATATAATCATCATCTGTATTATATAACTTGTTAAAGTATTCGTTTAATCTTTTTTCAATCCATTTAATGTTTAATTGACCAGACATAGTAATCGCTTCTGCTTGTCTATGGTCATAATATCTAAAGTATTTGTTACCAATTGCACCATAAGCACTATTCAAGGATATTTTTTTAGAGTGTTGTATGATATAAAACTTTCTTGCCAGTTTTTCATACTTCTTATCTTTTGTGTTAGCATACATTTGTTCCGCTTCTAACATTTTCTTTTTGTAAATAACTCTATCGTTATATTCTTTTTGTATAATTCGTGGCAACATACCTTGTATATCTCGTTTATACATTGTGCCATTGGCAGCAACACAATTGCCATCAGATGTGTCAACTTTCTTTTCAAGTAAGTCATCAATCAATATATCTTTTTGTTGTGGTAGTATAGTTTCAGGACTAATATTGTATTGCATAATCAAATGAGGATATAGTGAGTTCAAGTCAAACGATACAACCCAATCATGGAAACCTACTTTAGGATCCTTAACATATGCACCTACAAGTTCTTTTGCTTGAATACTACCAATCTTTCTCATTGGTACAATAATATCATCTTTTAATAGTTCGTTGAATATGATTGTGTCCCACATTCTAACTTGTGAGAATACATCTTCAAAGTTTGCTTTCGCATTATAAGACATAGTGATTGCAAGCTCAATCAGTTGTAATCTATCTTCTAGTTTATCAACTAGTTCTACATCAACAATGTTGTAATCAATAAAAGATTGTATATCATTTTGATACCATTCTTTAAAAGTGTCGTATGGGTTTTTATCTTTTTGTTCGCCAAGTTCTACAAATGCAATATGGTCAAGTGTATATCGTTCTTGGTTCTTAATTGTAAATTTAGCATAGAGTTGTAGATAGTCAAGTTGTGCAATACCTAACAATCTAAAAAATGTAACTTGTCTACCATTGTGATATGCTTTGTCTTCGTCAACAATATCCCATGGCGAATATCTTTTAATTGAGTATTCACCTAATACTTTTTTAGTTCTATTGATAAGATAAGGTACATCAAAGTATTTACTATTCCAACCTGTTAGAATATCTGGCGTATATTGTTTCCAGAAACCTAAGAAGTTTTTAAGTAAATCTTTTTCATCTTTACATTTAATATAATTAACATTCTTTTGTTTAACTGTATAATCAGCAAGACCCCAAACTAATATAGATTTTTTAATTTGGTCTTTGATTGTAATACAAATCATTTTTTCGTCAGCGTCATCTGGATTAGGAAATCCATGTTCGCTTTCTACTTCAATATCTATTGTATAAATTCGTAATTTGTTTTTGTCGTATTCTACTGTACCTTGATAATAGTCAGCAATGTATTGATATTGCCATCTATCTGTCCCGTATATAAAATTAGGATGCTCTTCATACCGTTTGATAAGCATTCTTGCTTCTTTAACAGTTTTACATTTACGAGCAACAAGTGGAGTACCGTCTAGTGACTTGTACTTTGTTTTGCCAGGTGATTTGTAAGGATGATAAATTGAAGGTACATAATGTAGTCTATCTTCAAATCTCTCGCCGTTTTGAAAACCACGGACAAGTAATTCGTCACCATAAGGTGAAACATTAGTATAAAAATCTCGCATAAACAATAATATATTATATCACATTTGACTTAAAAAGTCAAGCTCTTTTAGTTATCTAGTTTAAAATACTTATTCAACATTTCTAGTTGGTCATCATATTCAGCAATGTGTTTCAATTCTTTCTCAATTGTTTCCACATGGTCGCTGTGCTCTGCCACACCTGTTGCATTTCTTATATGTACTTCTACATTGGCAACATGCTTGTCTATATGACCTTGAGCATGAGACTTAAGCGCTTTGATTATCTGGTCTCTCATTTTTCTCCTCTTGTTGTTCTGGTTTTTTTCCAATATTATATTTAGGTTCTAGTATCCACTCTTTTTTATCCTTGTAAGGTAAAACTTTAATTTGTGATAATGGTGCCTTTTCTGTTATGGTACCAACCAGTTCAATTAAACCCCAGTCACTCAACAATTGAGATATGGTATTTCTTCTTTCAATATCGTTAGTCATTATATTGCTTTTCTTTCCGTCTAAAGCAAATAACTCTTTGAAGTGTACAATAAAATATCTGCCTTGTTTATGTAATATGTGACAAGACTGGAATATTTTTCGTTCTTTTCTACTCGCAACACCTATTCGTGTTAGCGTTTCTCTTATTTTTAGGAAATCATCCGGCTCTTTGAGTTTGACCTCAAGCATACTCTCTGGTTTCCATTCTACAAATTCACTCATTTTTTCCCACCTTTATGTAGTTTTTCTTTAATATATTCAACCTGTTTTTTAGTAAGAACATTAAGTGCTTGTTGTGCTTTTTTGTTGCTATATCCGTAATATTGCTTAACCAGCTCTAGGTTTGCTAACTTACTAGCCTTCATCCACTTACTAAACCTTTTTTGAGGTCTAATAGTATTTAGTAAAAACGCAAATTGCATATGCTTTGTGGCATGGTGTAGTCTATTCATTTCGTTTGCAAACATAACTGTATCTACAAAATAAGAAAGACCTTTGTTAATAATAAAAGGTGGGTATTTTTTCTCCCATGTTTTGTCGTCTGTATCCATTAACTTCTTTTTAGACCAGTTAATAGATGTTAAGTAATCTGTTAATTTATATTCATTCATATAGTTTTAATAAAAATCATCTTTTTATTCTCGCCTGTTGGTTTAACATATAGTTCTTTTAATTCTTCTTTGTTGTGCCACTTCATAGATACTGATTTATGTTTTGGTAAACCTGCTGTCTGACCTATCATCTTCCAGTTATCTGCTTTGTAAACAGCACCGTTATTACCACCTGCAACAAATGTAATTAAATATTTTAGTTCATCATTATACTTTTGTTTCCAATGTAATGGTGCTTGTTTTCTTAATTCTTTTAATATTTGTGTACCTGCATTTTTAATCTTTTCTCTCATACAAAATCGCCAGTTGTTAGCAAATGTATTAAAACATTCTTTATATTCTGATAAAGACTTACCAGTAAATTTTAAAATATCTTTTGGTGCAGGATAAACTGAGGATCCTATACCAATCATACCTACAGGTTTACTTTCATTAAAAATAATCCAATCTATTCTTCTACCTACAGATGAGGTAGATGGTACATAACTATGAAAATTTTGTATTGTCTCTTTCACAAATTGTTTACCTTCTTTATCATTGACAACTTTTAATTCAATCATATAAATCTAGGACCTACCATAAAGTGTGTTAATGATATTCTTTCACCAGATGTAATAGGTGTAACTCTATGATGTAATCCTGATTTAAACATTATCATATCACCTGGATTAAAATCACAAGTTAATGTTAGATTATTATATATCTGAAACTGACCACCTTCATAACTATTGTCATTTGATAAGTTAATTAAAAAAGTTAATTTAATATCATGTGCTAAGTCTCTACTGGCGTCCGTATGCCAATGATAGTTCATATCTTTTGTATATCTATTTAATAACATTACATCTAAGTTATTTCTTTCCCATAAATTATAACCAAAAATTTCATTATTAGTTTTATAGGCACTATCTAAGAAACGATTAATCTCTGGCAATCTACCAAGACTAATTGTTTTAACCTTAGCATTTTTCATATTACCTTGTTCGTTATGTCCTTGTAATTCTTCTTTCTCATCACCTAAAGACCTTTGCAAGAAATTACCAATCATACCTTGCCTGTCTTTTTCACTTATGACATTTGACCAATGCCAATAATCATATACCTTTCTAGCATCCATAGTAACATACCTCCTTAGGTTCAAAATAATACACATGATTAAGTATTGCCTTAATCGTAGGTCTTAGTTCATCATCTTTTATATCGTAAAGTTCTCTTTGATTTTGTGTCAGTTCAACATGTTTATCAACCAAAAATTTTTCTACTATCTTTTCTAGTTCTTTGATTTGATTATTTGTTTCACAAACTATTTCAGCATAGATACGAAAATCACAACCAGGTTGATTACGACTTCTTTGTAGTGCTGTTGCAAATTTGGCACGACCTATCTTTAGTAAACCTCTAGCTTCAATACCAGTTTGATGGTCTATAATGTGAGTTCGTGCAAAGTAAACAACAAAACGCTCTTGTCCAGGATCCTCAAAACCAAAACCAGTTTTAGTTTGTTGGGTTGATAATCCTTCGTCTATTCGTTTTTGGCAGTAGTCTAAGTATCCTAAACCTATCATTTGAATTTACACTCGCCCATTATTTCAGTTAGGCAAGCGACCATATTCAATTCAGGATCCGCTACAAAGGCATTCTTATACTGATACTCTGCTAGTAATATAATCATAGCAGGTATTGTTTCAGGTTTTAATACTTCGTAGAAGTTTTGATATAGTTCTTTATATAGACCAGTAGGATCCTTGTCAATGTTATCAACTACCCATTTTCTCATATCGCCAAAGTGTTTATTAGATAACGCTTTGTTGAGACCTTGGATATTCATTTCAGCAATGTTAACTAAAATGCCTGTGTCTATTCTACCACTTACACTATAACGCTGTAATTCATTGATAGTTCTTCTAAAGTCTGGATAGAATTTTATAATTAATTCTGCCAATACTTTAGGATCAAACTCAATGTTTTCCTGGTCTAGTATTGTGGATAATCTTTTATGAAACTGACCTGCTAATTTCTCTTTATCTTTTTTCTGTGTAGAAAAATTAATAACAGTACATCTACTGTGAATTGCCGGTATGATTTTGTTTTTGTAATTACATGTAAAAATAAATCTACAGTTATTACTAAAAGTTTCAATAAAGTTTCTTAAAGCAGGTTGCACGGACTCAGCATTCATATAGTCTGCTTCGTCAACAATTACTACTTTAGGTTTGTTACTTTCGTTTAGTGATACTGTACTGGCAAATGCCTTGATTTGATTTCTTACAATGTCAATAGAACGACCTTCGTCTGAACCATTAATCATCATTACATCACAATCAAGTTCATTACATAATGCTTTCGCAATTGTAGTTTTACCTGTACCTGCTGTACCAGATAATAATAAGTTAGGAATTTCTCCTTGTTTTACTATCTGTTTAAATGTATTCTTAATTTCTGTGGGTAAGATACATTCATCAATCTTACTAGGGCGATATTGTTCAACCCATAAAAAGTTTTCCATAATATATTCCTCATCTAATTAGCCAGTAAATTTACTTGTGTTTTCTAAAGCAATCCAATATTGAATTGGTTTTGATTTATGTTTAAAATTACTAATTAACTTTGATGAGATAGATACATTGTAATCACCAGGTAACATTTTTAAATGTTCTGTTTTAAAATGAAACTCAAATTTAGAGTTTGTTTCACCAACTTTAATACTAAAGTTATTAGCAGTATCATTCTTTTTATCAATAGCAGATAATGTAATATCAGTACCTTTTGATGAAATAGAAATATCAGGCAATTGTAACATTGCAGCTGCTTTCTTTACTTTAGTTAAATCTGTTTCAGTTAGAGTAAACTGTACCTCTGCTTCAGGCATTTTTACATCTTTTTGTGGAACAGTTAAGATTGAAGGATCAGCAAAGTAATATTTTGACTTTGTTGATGTACCTTCTTCACCAATAGATAACGATTTGTCATCAAAGGTAAACTGTGGTTTTGTAAATAATGACATTACACCTAAAAACTCATTCAAGTCATAGATAGCAATATCTTGTGGAAAATCTTCACTTACATTTGCTGTAGCAAGGATATTCTTCATTGTAGAGATAGTCTTTAATTCTTTGCCTGGTTTAATCATCAAGTTTGGATTAATCTCAGAAAAATTTTTAAGTATCTCTTTTGTACTTTCGCTTAATTGCATTATATATTCTCCTTAATTGTTATTATATTTTTCACTCATTACACTACCAAGAGCTTCTTCTTTGTAGTGGTCTTGGGACAATTGTATTACGGCATAATGAATAACTTTCATAAGGTCTGCC